ATGATTGATCCAAGTGAAATGGAAACCACGGCCATGGGCGCGTGCCTGCACCCATTGGGCGAGTTCGTGGGCTCAATCGGCATGGATCGCCCGCTGGCCAGTTACAGCCGCATGGAGGTACTGACACTGATTGATGTCGTAGTCACGGCCTACCAAGGCCAGATGACGGCTGAGCACGAACGCATGGCGGCGCGCGACCGGTCGTTTTTGCAAGAGCGCCTGAACTTGCAGAAGGGTCGTGTGTGATGCTGGACTTCAACGCCCGCCCCAAAATTCAGGAGCAAATCAGCCAGCTCATTGATGCAGCGTTAACACGTGAGCGTGCAGGCCAGACGCCGCGCGACTACCTGGGCGCATCTCGCTTGGGCGTTTCATGCGAGCGCGCGCTGCAATATGAGTACACGCACACACCAGTGGACGAGGGCCGTGATTTCTCAGGCCGCTTGCTGCGCATTTTTGAGGTGGGCCACACGCTGGAAGACCTGGCCATCCGGTGGCTGCGCATGGCCGGGTTTGACATGTACACGCGCAAAGTCCAGGGTGGCCAGTTCGGCTTTTCCGTGGCAGGTGGACGTATCCGTGGTCACGTCGACGGGATCTTGAATACCGGTCCGGCCGATCTGGGCGTGAGCTACCCGGCGCTCTGGGAGTTCAAGACCATGAACGACAAGTCCTGGCGCGACACCGTCAAGCAAGGGGTGGCCAAGTCCAAGCCGGTCTATGCCGCACAGGTTGCGGTGTATCAGGCCTACATGGAAGCCAGCATTCCGGGCATATCTGCCAACCCGGCGCTTTTTACGGCCATCAACAAAGACACCCAGGAAATCTGGTTTGAGTTGTTGCCCTTTGACGGCGGGCTGGCGCAGCGCATGTCGGACCGCGCCGTGCGCGTGATCACCGCCACCAGCGCAAGCGAGGTCTTGCCGCGCTTTGCCACCACACCTACCCACATGGAGTGCAAGTTCTGCGCTTGGCAGGACCGCTGCTGGGGGACTCAATGACGGCTGGCAATATCGTCTGGCTGGACTACAACAACGCCCCCGATCAAAGGCTGGAAACACCGGCTGACACGCAGGCGCTGCGTGATGGTCTGCTGGACCGGCTCGAGTCGGTGCTGCTGTACCTGTTTCCCAGTGGTCGCATTCGCGGCAACAAGTTTTATGTCGGCGACATTGATGGCGCACCGGGCAAGAGCCTGGTTGTCGAGCTGGATGGTCCCCGGCGCGGGCTGTGGAAGGATTTCGCCGATGACGATGGCGGCGATCTGATAGCAGCCTGGGCCAAGTCACGGGGGCTGTCGACGCAGCAGGACTTTCCGCGCATCGCCGATGAAATCCGGCAGTGGCTTGGCTTTGCGCCGCCCGTGGACCATGGGGCCAGACGCGACATGCGAACAGTCCCGATGGATGAACTCGGTCCCTACACAGCCAAGTGGGATTACGTCGGGCTTGATGGTGAGCTGATCGCCTGCGTCTACCGCTACGACCCCCCTACCGGCAAAGAGTTCAGGCCGTGGGATGTGCGCGCGCGGATGTGGCGTGCCCCCGATCCACGCCCGCTTTACAACCTGCCAGCGTTGATGACGGCGCGCACCGTGATTCTGGTCGAGGGTGAAAAGTGTGCCGATGCCCTGATTGGCGCAGGCATCGTGGCCACCACTGCCATGAACGGGGCCAAAGCACCGGTGGACAAAACCGACTGGTCTGCGCTCAAGAACAAAGAGGTACTGATCTGGCCCGACCGCGATGCACCGGGCTGGGACTACGCTGAGAGCGCTGCACGCGCTTGCGCAGCCGTGGGCTGCCAGTCGGTGTCCATCCTTGTCCCGCCAGCTGACAAGCCGCTCAAGTGGGACGCAGCCGACGCAGCACTTGAAGGTTTTGATTTCGCCGCCTTCATCGCGCAGGCTGAACGCCGGGTGATCAAAGCTGCTTCGCCCATGGTGCCGACCTTCACGCTTGGCGCATTGCTCGACGATGACTCACCGCTCCCTGAAGATTTGATTGAGCCGCGCGTGCTGACACCGGGCGGCCTGCTGGTGTTTGGCGGCGCTCCCAAGGTCGGCAAAAGCGACTTTCTGCTGGCCTGGCTCACCCACATGGCCGCCGGTGCCTCGTTTTTGGGGATGAGGCCACCCCGGCCGCTGCGGGTGTTCTACCTGCAAGCCGAGGTCCAGTACCACTATCTTCGCGAGCGGGTGAAAGGCATTCGCCTCTCGCCAGAGCATTTGACGCTGGCGCGCACCAATTTCATGGCCACGCCGCAGTTGCGCTTGATTCTGGACGACGACGGGCTGGCGCAGGTCATTCCGGCCATGGTGGCTGCCTTCAATGGCCTCACACCCGACATCATCGTGATCGACCCGATCCGAAACGTCTTTGATGGGGGCGATGCAGGCGGCGAGAACGACAACGGCGCAATGCTGTACTTCTTATCGCAGCGCGTGGAGCGCATTCGCCAGGCGGTGAATCCCGACGCGGGCGTGATCCTGGCGCACCACACCAAAAAGCTGGGTAAGCGCCAGTTTGAGGAAGACCCGTTTCAGGCTTTGGCGGGTGCGGGCAGCCTGCGCGGTTACTACTCGTCCGGGATGCTGCTGTTTCGCCCCGATGAGGCGCAATCCACCCGACACCTGATCTACGAGCTGCGCAACGGCCCGGCCATTGAGACCAAGTTCGTCGACAAGATGGACGGCCAGTGGCACGAGGTCGACGTGAACGACAGGCTGGTGCTCAAGGAGTACGGCGAGCGGCTCGATGCCGAGCGCAGGCGAAAGCGCGATGCGATTCTGCAGATCCTCTTTGAGGAGGCTGCGCAGGGGCGCTGCTACACCGCCAACCAACTGGCCGAGTCCTTCGAGGGCAAGGCAGGTCTGGGCGGCGAGCGCACGATCCGCGAGCGGATTTCAGCCCTGTCCACGCAGGGTTACATCAAGTTTTTCCGTAACAGCACTGACTACGGACTGCCCTCGATTGGGCGCTCCAAGTTTGGCTACCTGTGCGTCGAGGGCATGGTCCTGAACACGCACACAGGCGAGCCCGATCCAGACACCGGCGAGCTGCCACTGCGCCCGCTCGCAGTACTTCCAACCCACTACAAATGCCCGCAATCCGGGGCCGCGATGCCCGTCGAAAACCCGGATGTGTGGGTGTACCAAGAAATTAGCAATGACCCGCAGGAGCAAGAATGAACACGATTTGCCAAGATAGAACCCGCACAAGTGCAGCGTTGTCATACGCACGCATTGACCCGCACCAACCCGCACGCGCCCTCTATGGCTATCCGTTAGCTACGGCTGGCATGGACCCGCAGGAGTACGCGGGAGCCCGCAAGAGTTTGCGCAAACAAGTTGGCAAAAGTTTTGCCAACTGGACCCCACTTTTTGCCAACTGGATTCAGTTGGCAGACCCTTGCCAACTTCATTCCCATATAAATCAACCACTTACTCGTAAGTTGGCAAAGTTGGCAGTTGGCAACGCTGCCAACTTGCCAACTGGCCGCAAACCCGCATGGATGCTGGGTTTTCCTAAAAAATCCAGTTGGAGAAAACTCCCCTCCTACTACGTAGGAGAGGGACCTGTGGTTCCCTCTGACCTACGTCGGAGTGTTTCATCGGTCGATACACCGTTGCCGGGAAACCGGGTGGTGGTACTGGCCATCGATCTTGGAACGACGACCGGTTGGGCACTTCGGTCCAAAGACGGCCAGATCGCGCACGGCTTTGCCAGCTTCAAACCACAGCGGTTTGAAGGCGGCGGTATGCGTTACCTGAGATTCAAACGCTGGCTTACCGAGATCAAAGCGCTGGCCACCGACATCCATGCCGTGTACTTCGAGGAAGTGCGTCGCCATGCAGGGGTGGACGCAGCCCACGTCTACGGCGGCCTGATGGCCACGCTTACCACCTGGTGCGAGCACCACAACATCGCCTACCAGGGCGTGCCAGTGGGCGCGATCAAAAAGCACGCCACCGGCAAAGGCAACGCGGGCAAGGGCGAAGTGATTGCAGCCATGCGCCTGCTTGGCCACCCGGTCACCGATGACAACGAGGCCGATGCGCTGGCGCTCTTGCATTGGGCCATTGACACGCAGGAGGTGTGAGATGGCCATACCAACACCACGGGGCGGCTGGTCGGCGGACGAGGTTGCCGACTATTTCATCCAGGCCTCACGCACGGCCCACAAACTCCCGCCTGTTCGGGTGCAGGGTCACTTCAACGTCTGGCCCACCATTGTGCGAACCGATTACGAGCGCATGGCCAGTGACGATGCCCCGGTCTACCGGTTTCCACCCACCCCGGCCGAGGTGGACTGCATGCTCGAGGTCATGGGCTGGGTCCAGTGGCTCGAGGTCGAGCAGCGCCACCTGGTCTGGATGCGGGCAGCGCGTTACCGCTGGTACGACATCGGCAAACGCTTCGGCTGCGCACCACGCACTGCGCAGCGCCGCTGGGAAATTGCCATGTACATCGTCGCCAGCAACCTAGTGCGGGGAAGTTTGGTGAGGTAGTTGCAGGTAGTTGCGTGCCAGATACAAGCGATGCGTGCTCCTGCTGGCTGTTGCGGAGAAAACGCGGATTTGAGCGTGTCGCGTTTTACCGGAATTTCGCTTACATTTTGTCTACGGTTGCGAGAGATGTGTCTTGCAGCCACCCCCATTCAACAGCCCGCGACGAGTATGTCTCTCGCGGGCTTTTTCGTTTCCGAAGCAGCATGAAGCCCAACATCAAAATCCAATACCGGCCGATTGAGTCCCTGATCCCTTACGCCCGAAATGCCAAGCTGCACTCGGACGCCCATGTGGCACAGATCGCGGCCAGCATCACCGAGTTTGGCTGGGGTGCACCCATCCTGGTGGACGGACAAAACAACGTCATCGCAGGCCATGGCCGACTGCTTGCTGCCCGTAAGCTCGGCATGTCCGAGGTGCCCGTCGTAGCCATGGAACACCTGACCGAGATTCAGCGCAAGGCACTGATCCTGGCCGACAACAAGATCGGCGAGAACGCTTCCTGGGATGAGGACCTGCTGGGCCTTGAACTGGCCGAGTTGCAGGAAGCTGGCTTTGATCTGGGTCTTACCGGTTTTACCGCCGAAGAGTGGGACAAGCTCATCGCGGGCGACCCCAGCAACGATGGCCTGACCGACGAAGACCAGGCACCCGAGGTGGCCGAGACAGCCGTCTCCCAAACCGGCGAAATCTGGGTCCTTGGCGAGCACAAGCTACTTTGTGGCGACGCCACCAAGGCAGAAGATTACAAGGCGCTACTGGGCGATGAACTGGTGGACATGACTGCCACCGATCCGCCCTACAACGTCAACTACGCCAATACGGCCAAGGACAAGATGCGCGGCAAGGACCGTCCCATCCTGAACGACAACATGGGCGCTGACTTTGGAGCGTTCTTGCAGTCGGCATGCCAGAACATTCTGGACGTCACCAAGGGTGCGGTCTACATCGCCATGAGTTCATCCGAGCTTGATACTTTGCAGGCTGCGTTTCGCGCCGCAGGGGGCAAGTGGTCCACCTTCATCATCTGGGCCAAGAACACCTTCACCATGGGCCGCGCGGATTACCAGCGCCAGTACGAGCCCATCCTCTACGGTTGGAAAGACGGTGCTCAGCACTACTGGTGCGGTGCACGCGACCAGGGTGATGTGTGGCACATCAAGAAGCCGCACAAAAACGATTTGCACCCGACCATGAAGCCGGTGGAGTTGATGGAGCGTGCGGTGCGCAACAGCAGCAAAACACGAGACATCGTGCTGGATCCGTTTGGCGGCTCTGGCACTACCCTGATCGCCTGCGAAAAGTCTGGCCGTCGTGCCCGGCTCATTGAGCTCGATCCTAAGTACGTGGACGTGATCGTCAAGCGCTGGCAGGACTTCAGTGGCAAGCAAGCCACCCGTGAGTCGGATGGCGCGCTGTTCGATGATCAGGCGCGGGCGTCAGGAACCGTTGAGATGTCGGCGTAGCTGTTCGAGCTGTTGCAGCCTGGCCTTCACTTCGAACAGCTCGCGGGCAACCATTCTCTGCCCAACGGCCTCGAAAGCCTGCTCCCCGGCCGATGTGGCTTTGTAGCCATTCCACGTTTCCTCCGCATACTTGAACTCGCAGAGCGCATCCAAGTATTCATCAAGTTTGGCCTCATCAATGTCGAGTGCCAGCGCCAGCTTCCTGGCGTCAGACTCGCCATCTGCAACCAGCTTCGCGAGCGGCAGGATCGCTTGGGGTGGAATCTCGTCGAGGTGGGGAATTCGCGTGGCCAGATCGCTCGATTCCTCGGCAAGCCACTTACTCGGACTGAGTACTGCGTCGCCGTGGCATATAAGCGCGGCGAGTTCCTTGCGAACATCAAGCATTCTTTCTTTATCCTTTTGATTTCGATCACCTCAAGCCCATCTGCCTCCGGCATACACCACGGCTGGAAGGACGTGTGTCATGCAACACGGATCAGCATCACAGTTTTTAGAATCGTACGTCGACACCGCGGGCGTCAAGTGAGGCCAAGGCTTTCATCGCGTCGTCCGACAACGGGGTGTCGCGGTAGTCGAGCCGAGCCCCGTGGCGCTGCTTACGCAAGTACACGCGTTTCAACGAATTGCATCGAGCAATCTCAGGCGAAACAAACCGGAGGTTGTTGCCGTCGAGGTCGAAGGACTGCAGATGCTGTGCCTCTCCGATCGAGTCAGGAATTACCTCAATTTCATTGCCTTCAGCGTCGATGCGCCGGAGCGAGAGGAGGCTGAAGATGCCTGAAGGGAATGAATCGATTTTGTTGCCATCCACGCAAATGGATTCAAGCGCCGGCAGGGCCGACAGTTCGGCTGGTAGGCTAGTCAATCCGGCATTGGGCAGGTGCAGCTGTCGAAGAGTAAAAATTGCGGTGAGTTCGCGCGGGAATCCCGTCATTTGGTAGGCGCTCGAGTCGAACTGAGCCAGAGGAGGTAGGTTGTTTGCGTCGGCCCATGCGCGAAGGCGCTCAAGCGCGGGGCGGGCCTTCTCCATCAATGGCCCCAGTGAGGCACTGGCACGACTAAGTCGATCTTCGATAGAAGCCCATTTGTTCGTTTTCGCACAGTTGACGAGATCGCTCACTCCTAGTCCCGTCACCGAAATTAATGATTGTGCAAGGCCAACCATTCTCTGCACGTCGTCCTTTACGTTAAAAGGCACTTGACTCATGCCCGCGCACACGCTGGCGAAATGGTCGATAAGGCTGGGCTTCTTGCTCAAATCCTTGAATTGCTGATACTCAGCACCACCAATAAGGAAGGTGGCTGCACTGGATTTCTTCTTAAACCAATCAAACATTCAATGTTCCTAGTAAGAATTTGCGCGGAATTCGGTAGGAATACTCGTGGCGACAATAAAGTGTAACCCCGGGTGGGGTGGCAGAAGCGCCCTTGCTCACTTGTGAGGCGGCTGCCCCCACTTCGGTCACGCCGCCAGCGAGTCCTCCACGATCTCGCAGTGAATCACGAAGCCCGTCAGGTAAAGCAGGCCGCGAGGGATGCCAGTTTCCTTGGCGGTGATGCGGCCAATCGTCCAGCCCATCCATTTGGCAGTCGCTTGGTCAATCGCGTCATTGAGGGTGGCTCCGACGTAAAGTCCGTTTTGAACATCGTCTGCAAAGTGGCGCCCAAAGCGGCTGTCCAGGAAGGCTCTGACTTGTTCAGGTTCGCACCCGGTGGCGGCGGCAATCGCTGTGGATGCGATGGGCCAGGCGGAAGGGGCGTGTTCTTGCATGGTGCTCCAAAAGCCCCATTCTTGATTTTGCGTGGCGAGGGTTTGCGTTGCGTTGGTCATTTCAATCTCCGGTTGGTGTGTTGCGATGCCTGTAGTAACGCGCTGTTCGATTGAGAAGCCAAGTCAATTTGGCTTCTTCTTTCAATCTTTTTAGCCCAGGCGTGAAACGTACCGACCGTAGTTACTGCCTTCGGGATTGACGTAAAGGTAGGGGCGGCCAGGAGCACAAACCTCGACGCAGAGGACACCATCTTGCGTGGTTCCCCCCTTGCCATTGAGCCAGTCGCGTGAACGCAGCAGGTTGGCAGCAAACTCGTCAAATTCTGTGGTGGTCATCTCGCGGGTTTCGGTCACGAACACCTTGTAGTTGCCTTCACCGCCCACCTCGCTGAGGTCGGCAGGTTTGCGGGCAAATGGCAGGCGAACGCTCAACTCCTCAACCTCAATGGCAGTGCCCTCAAATTGCAGGGTGCGAGGCGTGCGTTCAATGGTGATGGTCATGGATGTCATGGCTAGTTTCAATTGGTGGTGATGCGGTAAGTCCGCTCGCTGCCGTCGGTTTTGCTGGAGGTGATTTCCAGTCCCAGTTTCTTTTTAAAGGCTCCGGCAAAGGTGCCGCGAACTGTATGCGATTGCCATCCGGTGGCCTCGCAGATTTGCGTGATCGTTGCGCCCTCGGCTCGCTTGAGCATCGCAATCACCTGGGCTTGCTTGCTGTTGTCACGCGTGCGTGGCTTGGCTGTAAGGCCTGCTTCAGCAGACTCGATCACAGCGTCCAGTGCCGTCAGCGTGATGGGCGCTCGACACGGTATCCCCAGCGCTTCGTAGCCCTCAGCGGCTACAAACCAATGGGTGCCGTCGCTCGTGATCAACGCCCGGTTAAAAAGGCTGTCGAGAACTTTCTTTCTGGCACCTCCCTTGAGGGTCTCGGGAAACCAGACCAGCTTGCCATCCGTGTTGACGGCGGCGTGGTTAAGGATCTGTTGCTGCGATGCGCTCAGTTGCGCTTTGGCTGGTGTGGTCATGTCGATCTCCTGATTACTTTTTAGGTTGGGTTTGTGAATGGTTGGTAGTGGCGTTGCGGCCTGCCTCAAAGGCGGCTTGCAAGGCGGTCTTGATGGCCCAGACGCTCACGTCATGGAAGTCGAGGCTGTCGCTGCTGCGGGTCTCAAGCGTTGCGATAAACATGTGGTCCAGCGCGATTTGCTGGAGTTGCTGGTCTCGGGTGCTGTTGTTGCTGCTGGTCATGATTGCTTTTCCTTTGGGTTGTTGCTGGTGTTCGTATGAACGCTCTGAACACAAGTAAAGCCAAGTCCTGAACCTGCAAGTCCTGCAAATGAATGCAAATATTTTTAAGACTGTCGACTTCATGCCACTGTCAGCGCCAACCCCTTGCAGACACCCCGGTTGTGCTGCTGTGTTGGCAAGGCCCGGCTATTGCGATACCCATCGCAAAACGGTGCACCGTGACTACGGTCGTACCCGGCGCAGCTTTGATGCGGAGCTGGGGTTCTATCAATCAGCGCAGTGGCGTGCGGTGCGTGCCGCTTTCCTGCGTCAGTACCCGGTGTGCTGCGCGTGTGAGGTGCGTGGCCGCGTGGTGCCAGCCGTAGTCGTGGACCACGTGATGCCGATCAAACAGGGCGGTGCTCGGTTTGACCCTGAAAACCTGCAGTCGTTATGCGTGTCTGATCACAACGCCAAGTCCGCAAAAGAGCGTGCACAGCGCATTAAAAGTGGGTGAGGCTGGGGGACCCCTAGGGGGGTCAAATCTCTGCATCCTGAGGCTGGCGATGCGTGCGCCTGCACAGATTTTTGCGCGTGCAAATTGAAAACATTTTTTTGAAGAATTGAGTCCACCCTCATGGCCGGTCGTAAGCCGCTTCCGCTAGCAATCAAGCAGATCAAAGGCACCGTGCAGAAATGCCGGACCAACCCCCACGAGCCTCGGCCTACAACGGCGCTGTGCACGCCGCCCGACTACATGAGCGACGTAGCCAAGGAGGCATGGAACTACGCGGTTGCCAATTCGCCGCCCGGACTTTTGTCTGCGCTGGATGGTGCGGTGCTGGAACGTTGGGCCAATTGCTCAGGGCTGTACCGCGAGGCGCTGGCCAAGATCAACCGTGCCGGTGTCTCGGGGATGATCATCAAGACACCCAGCGGCATCTTGCGTCGCTCGCCACTGATGGACGTGATCCGCGAGCTGGCCATGGAAATGAAGGTCTACGAGACCGAGATGGGTTTCACCCCTGCGGCACGTTCACGGATTTCGGCACCCAGTGATGTCCCAAGGGATAACGACCCTTGGGCCGATATTGCGGGTTGATGGCGATGGCCAAACTTGATTACGCTGCCATCGCCCGTCAGTACGCCAAAGACGTCGTGACCGGGAAAATCCTGACCTGCAAGTGGGTACAACGCGCCTGCGAGCGCCAACTGGCAGACCTGAACCGGTTCAAAGGCAAAGACAGCCCTTATCGCTTCAACCCGAAGCTCACAACCAAGGATGGCCAAGCATTTCACCCCGCCGACAACCTGTGCGCATTCATTGAGCGGTTGCCCCACGTCAAAGGACCGCTGGCAGGCGAGACGATTAAGCTGGAGCCTTGGCAGGTGTTCATCCTGACCACCGTGTTTGGTTGGGTCAAACCCGAGGGCAACCGCCGCTTTCGGCGCTCTTATATTGAAGTGCCGCGCGGCAACGCCAAGTCGACCTTGTCTTCTGCCCTTGCGCTGTACATGCTGGCTGCCGACGGCGAAGGCGGGGCTGAGGTTTACTCGCTAGCCACCACCCGCGACCAAGCGCGCATCGTGTTTGGCGATGCGCAGACCATGGCGCGCAGATCGCAGGGCTTTCGCAGTCGGTTTTCTGTCAACGTCGGTGCGCACAACATGAACGTGCTGCAGACCGGCTCCAAGTTTGAAGCGCTTTCAGCGGAGGGCTCAACGCTCGATGGTCTGAACATTCACTTCGGCTGCATTGATGAATTGCACGCCCACAAAACCCGCACCGTCTACGACGTGGTTGAGACCGGTACCGGCAAGCGAGACAACTCACTGCTGTGGGTGATCACCACCGCCGGTAGCAACCGCTCTGGCATTTGCTACGAGGTGCGCACCTTTGTGACCCGGTTGCTGGATGGTGTGTTCGAAGACGACAGCCAGTTTGGCATCGTCTACGGCCTGGATGACGGGGACGACTGGACCAGCGAAGACTCGCTGATGAAAGCCAATCCCAACTGGGGTATCTCGGTGCGCCCGGAAATTCTGGGACCTCTCCAAGCTAAGGCCATGCAGTTGCCCAGTGCGATGAACAACTTCAAGACCAAGCACTTGAACGAGTGGGTCAACGCCGACACCGCATGGATGGACATGCGCTCGTGGGATGCCTGTGCCGACCAAGACCTCGTCATTGAATCGTTTGTGGGTCAGCCCTGCTGGATCGGATTGGACTTGGCCAGCAAGACGGACATTGCAGCCTTGGTGGTTGTGTTTGCCCACCCCGAGATGGCCGACGCGTTCGCGGTCTTTGGGAAGTATTACCTGCCGGAAGACACGGTCAACGCCAACGGCAACAGCCAGTACGCGGGCTGGATGCATACGGGAAGGCTGACGGTCACGCCGGGCAATGTGATTGATTTCAGTTGGATTGAAGCGGACCTGAACGACCTGTCCTCGCGATTTGCGGTGCAGGCCGTTGCCTTTGATCCATTCCAGGCGACGCAACTCTCGACCCGAATGATGAGTGAGGGCCTGCCCATGATTGAAGTGCGTCCCACGGTGCTGAATTTCTCAGAGCCCATGAAGACGTTAGAGGCCTTGGTGCTTCAAAAGAAATTGGTTCACGACGGCGATCCAGTGCTGGGCTGGATGGTCAGCAACGTGGTGGCTCACCTAGACGCCAAAGACAACATTTACCCACGCAAGGAGCGAGCAGAAAACAAGATCGACGGCATCGTGGCACTGATCATGGCGCTCGCGCGTGCGATCAAACCGGGCGACTCGGTGGTGCTGGGGTCTGACTACGAATTGGTGTTGCTCTAAACCTATGGGACTGCTTAGCTTTTTTGATCGCTTGCGAGGATCCAGTGGTCCCAACGCCTCCGGTGGAGATCGCTCGCCTTGGGGCGACTTCTTTTTTGATTCAGCCTCCGCCCGTACTGGTAGTGGCATGCGCGTCTCGCCTGACAGCGCACTGCGCTTGGCGGCTGTTTACGCCTGCGTACGCATCCTGGCCGAGACCATGGCCTCGCTGCCCTTGGTGATCTACCAGCGCCGCCCGGATGGCGGCAAGGACAGGGTGACGGACCACTGGCTCTATCGCTTGATGGGCAAGCGGCCGAACCGGTTTCAAAATCCTTTCGAGTGGCGCGAGATGCTGCAAGGCCACTTAGCTTTGCGCGGCAACGCTTACAACCAGATCATGACCAACCCGCGTGGCGAAATCACTGAGCTGATGCCGATCCATCCGGACCGGGTCAAGATCGAGTTGCTGCCCTCGGGCGAATACCGCTACCGCGTCACTGACCGGGCGGGCACTGTGGTCATCATGCCCAGAGGCGAGGTCTGGCACCTGCGCGGCCTGTCCTCAGACGGCTTGATGGGCATGAGCCCGATTGAACTAGCCCGAGAAAACCTCGGGATGGCGCTGGCCGCACAGGACTACGGCGCGCGCTTCTTTGCCAACGACGCCAAGCCGACCGGCGGCTGGATTGAGTTTCCGGGTTCCTTCAAGGACAGCGAAGCCAAGAAGGTGTTTCGCGAGTCCTACCAGCAGGCGCAGTCCGGTGCCAACCGGGGCAAGGTCCTGGTGCTGGAAAACGGCATGAAGTTTCACGAAGTCGGCGTCACCAACAAAGACGCGCAGTTTTTGGAGCTGCGCAAGTTTCAGATCACCGACATCGCACGCCTCTTTCGCGTGCCGCCGCACATGATTGCCGACCTTGAGCGCGCCACGTTCTCCAACATCGAGCAGCAGAGCCTGGAGTTCGTCATGCACACCATGACACCTTGGGCAGAGCGCTGGGAGGCCAGCATAGAGTCAGAGTTGCTGCTGGAGCGGGACGACATCGAAGTCGAGTTTGATTTCGCCAACCTGATGCGCGGCGATGCGTCCAGCCGCTCGAGCTACTACCAAAGCGGGATTCAAAACGGCTGGCTCACGCGCAACGAAGCGCGCATTGCCGAAAACTTGAATCCGCTTGACGGCTTGGATCAGCCACTGCGCCCGCTCAATATGGTTGAAGAAGATGCCGCAGAGGTTTTGGAGGACAAGGCTCAAGCAGCAACACAAGCAGGAGCACCAGCAGAGGGTGCAGAGCCACCGGCGAAAAAAAAATCCGAGTCCCCGACGGATGCCAGCAAAGCCCGGCACAACGACCGATTTCACGCCCTTGTTCAAACGACCTCGGAGCGCCTTGCTCGTCGAATTAGCGGATCAGGTCATTTGGCGGATAAAGACATCTTGCTGATCTCACAAGCCTTGGCCGTACCGCTAGACCGAGTTCAGCTTTGGGCCAAAAGCCAAGTCGCCGAGCCAATAGATCAAAAGCGCCTCACCCAATCACTTGTCTCGCTTGGACTGAATTTATGAAAAACCAACTTATGAAAAACCAATTTTTAGTCGCTGAATTTTTGGCAACGCCATGGGCCTTGATGCCCGAGCGCTTGAGTGCGCTGGCCTCCGTCATTTCACGCTGGTCTCAAGGCACGCCTGCCAGTGACGAGGCGAAGTTCCAAATTCAAACCGACCGCGTGCTGCGTGACACACGCCGGCAGACCTCAGCTGTGATTTCTGGCGGCGGTATTGCCGTCATCCCCATTTATGGCGTCATCACTCAGCGGGGCAACATGGTCGATGACGTTTCCGGCCCCGGCATGGTTAGCACGCAGATCGTGACCCAAATGATCAGACAAGCCGTTGCCGATGATGCGGTCAGTCAGATCTTGCTGGACATCGACAGCCCTGGCGGCAGTGTCTACGGTGTATCTGAACTGGGTGATGCCATTTTGAGTGCCCGCTCACAAAAGCCGGTGGTGGCGATTGCCAACAGTCTGGCAGCATCGGCGGCTTACTGGGTCGGTTCGCAAGCCAGTGAGTTCTATGTCACCGCCGGCGGCGAAGTCGGTTCCATTGGCGTGTGGCAAGCGCACTTTGATTACTCTCAGGCGCTTGCTGCCGAGGGCGTTACACCCACGTTGATTTCGGCTGGGAAATTCAAAGTAGAAGGCAATCCATACGCCCCTCTGAGTGAGGAGGCGCAGGGCTTTATGCAATCCCGTGTGGATGACTATTTCCTGGCCTTCACCAAGGCCATCGCTAAAGGCCGAAATTTGCCAATTGCCCAGGTTCGAGACGGCATGGGCCAAGGTCGGGTTCTGGGGGCAGACGCGGCCTTGGCGCAAAACATGGTCGATGGCATTGCCAGCTTCGATCAGGTTTTGAGCAAGATGCAAAAAGATGCGTCGTCTAGTGGCAAGTTAAGTCCTCCGTCCAAGCTCAAAACATCCCGGTTGGCCCAAGCCCGCTCCGAGCTTCAGATTTTGTAGTTTGTAGTTTGTAGTTTTCAGGAGTTGCTCCGTTGAGTAGCTCCAGTTCTGAACGCGACCCGTGGGTCGCAACCTTGACGCGTGATTAGCTTGCGCAATTTTTCAATTTTTCAAATTCCGCCGCCAAGAGGTGGCTTTTTTACGTCTGGAGAAACCCACATGAGTAAGCAATTGCGCGAGCTTCAAGCTCGCAAGTCTGATCTTGTCAAAGAGGCGCGTGCCTTAACCGACACCGCCGCTCAAGAAAACCGAGATCTAACGGACGAGGATGTTGAGAAATTTAACGGACTCAAAAGCCGAATCGAAGCCACTACAGCGGCCATCAACCGCGAAGCGGCCTTGATTGCTGAGGAGGCCCAGATGGGCGCACACATGGGTGCTCATATGGGCACCCATTCAGGTGCCGGTCATGGATCTGTTTTCCCCAATGTGTTGGTGAGCGACAACCGCGAACTCGATCCCAAACATGGCTTTCAAAGCTTGGGTGACTTTTTGCAAAACGTTTGCCATGCGCAAAAGCCAGGCAACCCGATTGACGATCGCCTGCTCATTGGAAGCGGGCGTGGCGCTGCGGCCCCAAGCACCTTCGGCGGTGAAGGCTCCGGTCAAGATGGCGGCTTTTTTGTACCCCCTCAGTTCTCCAAGGAGATTTTCCAGCTGTCGTTGGGCGAAGACTCGCTGCTGCCGCTCACCGACAACGTGGAGATCAGCGGCAACACCATGGCTTTTCCCAAGGACGAGACGACGCCTTGGGGAACCAATGGCGTGCGTGCGTACTGGCAAGGCGAAGCGGCGCCAGCTGTGACCAGCAAGCCGGTGTTGGGGCTGTCGACTTTGCGTTTGAAGAAGTTGATGGCTTTGGTGCCAACGACCGATGAGTTGTTAGAGGATGCGAATGCCTTGTCAACCTATCTCCCCGAGAAAATCGCACTGTCCATTCGCTGGAAAACCAATGAGTCGATTCTGTTCGGCTCGGGCTCTGGCGTACCGGTTGGGGCGCTCAATGCGGGCGCGACGGTGACCGTGGCCAAAGAGTCAGGCCAGACGACGCAAACCCTGGTTGCGCAAAACTTGGCCAAGATGATTGCACGTCTGCCGACGGGCTCATTTGCCAATGCGGTTTGGATCGTCAACAACGACGTGCTGCCAGCGCTGTTCACCCTGACCTTGGGTAACTACCCGATCTACTTGCCCACTGGATTGAACGTCGGCAGCATTCAGGTCTCACCCTACGGCACGCTGCTGGGCAGGCCGGTGTTCGTGTCGCAGCACGCCAATACCTTCTCCGCGCAGGGTGACATCTTGTTGGTGGATTTGAAGTACTACCAGACCATCACCAAGTCTGGTGGCATGCAGACGGCTACCTCAATGCATTTGTACTTCGATGCGGATCTCACCGCGTTTCGAACCACTTTTCGCATGGATGGCCAATCGAAGATTGCCACGGCGATCGCGCCTGCCAAAGGCAGCACAACGATGTCGCCTTTCATTCAACTCGGCGCGCGCTGATTAGCCCGCGCAGGCTAACAACCTCAAAGGAATAAACACATGTTTCCCAATGCAAAAGGCAGCGAACTGCTCTCAGTCCTCGCCACCATCGACCCTGCCGCGCAAGCGGTGGGAACTGTGACCACGGGCTGGGTTTCTGTGGCCAACCACCACGGCTTTCTCTCTTTGGTCCAAACCGGCGTCTTGGGCACCAGTGCCACCGTAGACGCCAAGTTGCAGCAGGCCCTGGACAGCTCGGGCACAAGTGCCAAGGACATCACTGGCAAAGCGATCACTCAGATCGTCAAAGCCACAGGCGACAACAAGCAGGTGCTGATCAACGTCAAGCCCGAAGAGCTCGACACGGTGAACGGTTTTGGCTTTGTTCGCCTGTTACTCACGGTGGGTGTGGCACCAAGCCAGACCTCAGCCCAGGTGCATGGCCTCAATCCGCGCTTTGCGCCTGCGGATGTATCCAACCAAGCGGCTGTGGTGCAGGTGATCTAAATGCCCATCCAACTCGTCACGCCGCCCGCACAGGAGCCGGTGTCGCTGCTTGAGGCCAAGCTGCATCTGCGGGTGGACTTTGACGAGGACGACATGCTGATTGCATCGCTCATCACTGCGGCTAGGCAAGCAGCCGAGACCTTGACTGGCAGGCAGTTCATCACTGCCCGCTGGAAGCAAGTGCTCGACTGCTTTCCAGGACCGTCAATGATGAGTGTGCCTGCAGGCCAAGTTTTCAGCTTACCAGGCCACGCCATTTTGTTGGCCAAGGCACCGGTGCAGTCAGTGGTGTCCATCGACTACTTGGACATGGCATCTGCTCTGCAGACCATGCCAGCTTCAAGCTACACGGTGGATGCCGCGTGTGAGCCTGCGCGTATCACGCCGGTGTTTGGTCAAATTTGGCCTGTTAGTCTGCCGCAGATGGGTGCGGTATCGGTCACTTTTGACGCCGGATATGGAGATGCCAGCCGCGTTCCAGAAGGCATCAAGTGTTGGATCAAGTTGCGCGCGGGCAGCCTCTACGCCCACCGTGAAGAGCTGGCGCTGCTCAGCCGCGGCAAGATCGAGGCGCTTCCCTTCGTTGATGGATTGCTCGACCCGTTCAAGGTGGTGACCGTATGAGTTCGGTGCGCGCCGGGCAACTGTCACGCCGTTTGCGCATCCAGCAGCGCAGCACGGTGCAGAACACATTTGGTGAGCCGCAGCTGATGTGGACCGATGTCGCTACGGTCTGGGCCGATATCCAGCCCTTGACAGGGCGCGAGTTGGAGAGCGCTCAGCGCATGGCCAGCGAAGTTTCTCACCAGATCACCGTGCGATTTCAGCCCCTGTTTTCTGACACGCGGGTCGTGGCCGGTTACCGCGGCCTTTACAAGGCGCGCATTTTCAATATCCAAGCGTGTATGAACGAGGACGAGCGAAATGCCGTTGTTACGCTGCTGGCCAGTGAGGGTCTGAATGATGGCTGAATTTCAAAATGTCTCAGGCTTGAAAGAGTTGCAAGCCGCCATGAAGGAGTTGCCCGTCAACATTGCACGCAACGTCCTGCGCGGCGCGGTCAACGCAGGGGCAACAGTCATTCGGGAAGAAGCCAAGGCCCGGGCACCTGTGTCCTCTGGGCCGCCCGTCAAGGGTCAGGCGCCGCCCGGCACCTTGAAGCGGGCGCTGTACCAAAAGCAAATACGGGAAAAGTCCAGCGCCCTATTGCAGACGTTCATCGTCGGTGTGCGCCAGGGCAAGAGCGCCAAAAAAACCAGCAAGGGCCGCATTGATGCTTGGTATGCGCGCTTTGTGGAGTTCGGCACCAGCAAGATGGCCGCCAAGCCCTTTATGCGCCCGGCGTTTGAAGCCAAGAAAGAAGCTGCTGTGCAAGCCATCAAGAGCTACCTTGTAAAGCGGATTCCTGAGGAGATTGAAAAGGCTAGAAAGAAATGAGGCGTGATCCATGACAGTGCAGGAGCAACTGGTCTCACTCTTGAGCAACGCGACGCCAGCGCTTGGTCGTGTGTATCCACTGATCGCACCCGATGGTGCGGCGCGGCCCTATATTGTTTTTCAGCGCATTTCGGCCAATGCGCAAAACGTTCTGAGTGGCGCCTCGGGTTTGAGCAACACCCGCGTGCAAGTGAGCGTTTATGCGACCACTTACGCCCAAGCGCAAGAGATAGCGGCCGGCATTGATGCGCTGATGGTGGGCTGGTCGGTGCAAAACGTGTCGATCCTGTCGCAAGATTTTTATGAGCCAGACGCCAAGCTGCACCGCGTTTCAAGCGACTACTCGATTTGGCACACCTGATCTGACGCGACATGGCTTGGCTTGATTCATTTCACCCATTGCTGCTCATTTAGTTGCTCATTTAATTGATCAATTTTCGAATCAATTTTTATTCCGCTTCGGCAGATTTTTTATTTACCCAAAGGAAACCAACATGCCTTCCTCTGCAATTTCTGCCCAAGGCAGCGTCATCGCCATCGGCACCGGCTCGGGTACCGCTAAAACACTGACAGCGATCGCCCTGGGCAATCCGACCATCTTGACCTGCGCGGCGCACGGCTTGGCCAACGGCGACGTCGTCACCTTGGCTGGATTGACCGGCACGGATGCTGCGACGTTGAACGGCCAATCCGTGAGTGTTCGCAACATCACCACGAACACGTTTGCCATCAACATCGACACCACCGGTAAGACCATCACGGCAGCCGGTGCTGGGGCCTCTACGGCGACGTCATCGGTGTTTACCAATATCGCCAACGTCCGTACGTTCAGCGGCTTTGATGGTGCCGCTTCTGAGATTGATGTCACCAACCTCGACAGCACTGCAAAAGAGTTCCGACTCGGCTTGAGTGACCCCGGTCAGTTCACGTTCGAGATCGATTACGACAGCGCCAACGCTGGCCACATCGCGCTGCGCGCCCGCCAATCATCGGGTGTGCTGAGCAATTTCAAGCTGACCTTGCCAAACGGGGGCGTCATCACCTTCTTTGCCTACGTTAAGAAATTCAGCTTGGGCGGCGGGGTCGATGCCGTCGCTAAGACCTCGGTAGATCTGCGCATCACGGGTGCTATCAGTGGGCTGTAAGACTGGGCTTTAAAACTGAATTGCAAAGCTGAACTTTAAGGAAAAACCATCATGAATTTGACACGAGACCAAATCCTCGAAGTTGCCGACCTTAGAAGCGAAGCTGTCGATGTCCCCGAATGGGGCGGCAGCGTGCTGGTGCGCACCATGACCGGCTTTGACCGCGATGCGTTTGAGTCGAGCATGATGACCGTTGCCAGCGACGGCTCGCGTAAGCCCGACATGACCAATTTGCGGGCCAAGCTGGTGGCGCTCACCTTGGTCGATGAGGCGAACAGCCGGCTGTTTGACGTGGCCGATATTCCGCGCCTGGCGCTCAAATCAGCTGCGGCGCTGGAGCGAGTCTTCGATGTAGCGCAGCGCATCAACGGTATCGGCGCGGTTGCACAGGACGCCGCTGTAAAAAACTAACGCGCCAGCCCGAGCGGCGATTTTATTTCCGCTTGGCGCTGGCTCTGGGCAAGACGGTGCGCCAGTTGCTCGCGCAAATCAGCAGCGAGGAGTTGACCGAGTGGCGCGCGTACTCCATGCTGGAACCGTTTGGTGAGCAGCTGGCTGACCAGCGCCACGGTATCGCGTTGGCGGCGCTGGCCAACTTGCACCGTGACCCGCAGCGTCAGCGCCAACCCTACTGTCCAGAGGATTTCATTCCTTGGCATTTTTCACATCGATCAGATCTGTCAGGGCGATCAGGTCGTCTACAAGGGGCTGATGGGTCAGATCAGCCGTCGCTGCTGGCAGACCCAGATGCGCAGTCGCGCCTCATCAAGCAGTTGTTCCAGCGCGAAGGCTGATCGCTTTCAACGCATTCACGTATTCATTCAACTTACCGAGTCACGCCATGGCCGCATTGGGATCTGTTGTTGTCGAGCTGTCCGCCAACCTGGCCAAGTTCCAATCGGACATGGGCAAGGCGGCGCAGATCGCCGAAGACCGTATGCGGCAAATCGACAAAGCTGTTGGACTCGTCAAGGCCGGACTGGGCGCGATTGGACTGGGCTTTGCACTGGGTGCGACGGTAGACAAAGTCAAAGAAAAAATCGAAGGAGCGATTGCTTCTGCGGCAGGCTTGCAGCAGTTGTCCGAGCGCACTGGCGCGGCCGTCGAGTCCCTCTCTGGTCTGGCCTCGGTGGCCAAGCTTTCCAACACCGACATGGATTTACTGGCCGGTGGTTTGCAAAAGCTCAGCAAAGCGATCGTCGATGCCCAGAACGGCGGCGCCAAGACGAGCGCTGCCTTCAGCGCCATCGGCATCGCGGTCGATGAGCTCAAGGGCAAAGGCCCGGATCAGGTCTTCAAGCTGATCTCTGACCGCCTAGCCACCTACCAAGACGGCGTCGAAAAAACCGTCATTGCGCAGACCTTGCTCGGCAAGGCCGGAGCTAACTTGCTGCCGGTGATGAAGGACTTAGCTGACGTTGGCGACCTGCAGGTCAAGGTCACCCGCGCCCAAGCCGAAGCGGCCGACGAGTTGGAGAAAAACCAGATCAGACTCAAAGTCTCAACGGATGCCATTTTCAAGAAGTTCGGCCTCGAGTTGGTGCCGGTTCTGAATGCTTTTACCAAGGCGTTGTTTGAATCGCAGAACGCCAACGACGGCGTGCGCAAGTCGATCGATGGTTTGGCCAAGGATGGGTCTATTCGCGAGTGGGCCGAGGGCGCGGCAAAGGTGGTGGGCTTTGTGGTGGATGCCTTTGACGGCGTGTCCCGCGTCGCGCAGATCACCGCCAAAACAATCGGCGTCGCCGCGTCACAAGCTGCATTGATTAGCCAAGGTGAGTTCAGAGCCGCGTCGCAAGCGGGCAAGGCCTTGTATTCGGAGATCGATGTCATTCTTCAAAAGCAGCTTTTCAGTGCCCGGCTGGCCAAGCAGCTTGAAGACGCCCGCAAGCAAAAACCTGAAACTGCGCCACAAGGCAAGATCGACATATCCAAACTAGGCAACGCCAACATCGGCCCCAAAGACGATCCAGCCAAAAAGATTCTCGAGGGCCAACTCAAGGATCAAGAAGAAGTCATTGCTGCAGAGAAAACCCAGCTCCAAACACGCCAGCAGTACCTCGACTATTACCGCAACCTTGACTACTTTTCTTTGCGTGATGCAGAAGAGAAAAAGCAGGCGCTGCTCGCGGACAGCTTGCAGGCCGTGCAAGCGGCTTACGACAAAGAGATCGCTGCTATCCAGGCCTACATCAACCAAGCCGACAAAGAGGTCGAGCGGCAAGACGGCCGGAACAAAATTGCCGAGGCCAAGAAAAGGCGAGCCGCTGCCGAGATCGAAGCCAACAAGCAACTCGGGGACTCACAAAACCGTTTGATGGCGGTGCAGCGCCAGTTCGATCTGGCCACCACTGAGCGCGCACGCAGTGACGCCATCGCTAATGCGCAGGCGCTGTTCCAGATCGGCCTGATGGGCAAAAGTACGCTGGAAGTAGAAAAGCAAACCGCTGCCCGCAAAATTCAGATGGACTTGGACGAGCGGATTTACCGGCTCAAGAAACTCGACCCTGAAGCGGATACCTCGGCTGCCTTCACTCAGGCCGTTATGCAGGCTGCCATGCAAACGGCGTCCGCCACGTCGATCATCGAGCTGTCCTACAACCGCCAACGGGATGCGATCTTTGGCGCGTCAGAAGCCATTCGCAAATACCAAGAGGGCGCTGCGAATACTGGCCTGCTTATTGAAAATGCGATGACCCATGCTTTTCAGGGCATGGAGGACGCGTTGGTCACTTTTGCCACCACGGGCAAGCTCAGTTTCAAGGGTCTGGCGGACTCCATCGTGGCCGACATCACGCGCATCATCATCAAGCAGCAGATCGCTTTCGCTTTTGGGGTTAGCGGCGGTAGTGCTGGCGGTAGCAGTGGTGGCATTGGTGGCGGGCTCACTGGCCTGCTAGGCATGGCTGCGGGTGCGCTGTTTGGAACGGCGGGCAGTGCGGCCGCGGCCAGCTCAATGGCCGGCGATTCAATGGACAACATGATGAGTCTTACCAACGCCTTTGGCACTGCACCAGGGCGCGCTGCTGGTGGGCCTGTGTCGCCGGGTGGACTCTATGAAGTCAACGAAGGCGGGCTGCCCGAGTTGCTGGCGGCAGGCGGCAAGCAGTATTTGATGATGGGCGCCCAGAGCGGTACCGTAACGCCGCAGGCTGCATCTGCATCACAGGCATCTTCAGCCCAACACGGCAACACCTACGTCACCGTGCAGGTGTCGCCGCCCAGCGGCTCGTCCCGAGAAACCGCGCAGCAATGGGGCGCCGCTGCGGGCCGCCAACTGCAGCAAGCCTTGCGAAGGAACGGCTGATGGCGATCACCGTGTTTGACGACGTGATTCTGGCGAGCAGCGTGCTGGCGGCCGGCGTGAAGGGTAAGAACCTGCGGCTGAACGCCCGCGTGCCCACGGACAACGGCTATGAGTCCATCAACATCATCTGGACGCAGACGCTGCGTCAGTACACGCTGGGCGTGGTGCCCTTGCGTCTTGACCAGTGGCAGGCGGTTGAGTCTCTGCACGAAATCACGGAAGGCGGCGCCTACGGCTTTTTGCTGCAAGACCCCAAGGACAGTCTGGTGGCCGACGGTGTCATGACGCAGGTCAGCACCGGCGTTTACCAACTCCACAAGCGCTACGTGCACGCTGCTTCTACGCGCTTTAAGACCCGCAAGATCACGCGGCCCATGGCTGCGGGATTCTTGCCCACTCTGGGCGGAGCCGTTTTGTCCGCTGCCAACTACACGCTGGACAGCCGTACTGGCCGCATCACCATTCCTTCTCTGGCTGCGTCAGCGGCTGCGTCTTTGGCCGCGGTTAGCACCTTGGCCTGGAAGGGCTCGTTTTACGTGCCGGTTCATTTCATGGACGACGTCATCGACTGGGATTTGGTGCTGTCGGGGCCTGCCGAGCAGCGCTTGGTGGCAGGTCCTTCTGTCGTGCTGCAGGAGATTCGGGAATGAAAACCATGTCTGCCGCGCTCAAGGCGCATTACGCACTGGGCACCACCACGCTTGCAACCTGCTGGAAGGCGACGCTGACCAATGGCGCGGTGATAGCTTCAACTAGCCTTGACCAAGACCTTGTGATTGACGCTGTCACGTACCTTTCTGCAAGCAGCTACCGGGCCAGCAACGTTGACTCCAGCTCGGAGCTGAACCCTGATAACTTGGAGTTGGACGGATTTTTGGCATCGCCTCAAATCAGCGACGCAGACATTTACTCGGGCCTGTGGGACTACGCCGCCATTGAGCTGTTTGAGGTCAACTACCGCGACTTGACGACGGGCAAGAACATCTTGCGCCAAGGCACGCTTGGCCAAGTCAAGGCGGGCCGCTCAACCTTCACGGCCGAGCTGCGCGGCGTGATGCAAGCCTACACCCGTACCATTGTTCGGCTGACCACCAAGCACTGCACTGCCGAGCTGGGCGATGAGCGCTGCACCAAGGCGCTCGGGCCACTGACGGTTGTGGGCACTGTGGACAGTGTGAGCGCGAATCGTGTCCTCTTTAGCGCAGTTCGCACCGAAGCGGCCAATTGGTTCACGGGGGCAAAGCTCACTCTCACCTCGGGTCTGAACAGCGGGCTCAGCATGGAGGTCAAGAGCAGTCAGCTCGGGTCACTGACGCTGCAAGAGGCTATGCCCGAAGTCGTTGCGGCGGGTGATATCTACAGCGTGTACGCAGGCTGCACCAAGCGATTCGTCGAAGACTGCCAAACCAAACACAACAACGTCATCAACTTTCGTGGCTTTCCGCATCTGCCGGGCAACGCTGCCTACAAATACGGAGGGCAGTGATGGAGCAAAGCGAAGTGATGGAGCAAGGCGCCGTGATGATTCAAGGCTCAGAAGTTGTGGCCGAGGCGCGCGAGTGGCTCGGTACCCGTTGGCACCATCAAGCCGCCGTCAAGGGTGTGGGGACGGACTGCATGGGCCTTGTGCGCGGCGTGAGCGCGCGCCTAGGTCTCATGCCTTCCGACATCATGCTGACTGCTGCGGCTTTGCCTTTCGCGGGCTACGGCCGCGCGCCATTTGAAGGTCGCCTTGAAGCGGCGTGCGCTACTTTTTTCACGCCGATCACGGCGGCTCAAGCCAAGCCAGGCGACATGGTGCTGATCGCTTTTGAATTGGTGCCGCATCACGTGGGCATCTTGGGCGACTATCCGGCGGGCGGGTTTTCTCTGATTCACGCCTACATGCCCAGTCGCAAAGTCATTGAGTCTCGGCTCGATGCAGTCTGGCTGAGCCGGGTGGTGAGCTACTGGCGCATACCGGGAGTGGGGCCATGAGCGGCTCATTCATTGGTGGCGTCGCTGGCGCCACCATCGGCTTCGTTGTCTCTGGCGGCAACCCCTATGCCGTTCAAGCGGGCTTCATCATCGGCTCGGGCGTCGGTGCATCTTTTGACAGCTTGCCGCCCCAACAAGGCCCGCGCCTGAGTGACTTGTCGGTTCAGTCCAGTGAATACGGCAAGCCTATCCCGATCATCTATGGCGCCATCGGTTTGTCGGGCAACATCATTTGGGCCACTGACATCGTTGAGGTTCGCACCGACACCGAAACGGGTGGGGGCGGCAAGGGCGGTGGGCCATCCCAAACGACCACGACATACGCCTACTTTGGAAATTTCGCGGTGTCTATTTGTGAGGGCGAAGTTGATGTCACACGCATTTGGGCGGGGCCAGACAAACGCCTGATCTGGCAGGGCGAGCAAAGCCGTTCCGAGGGCGGCACGATTCGTGTTTACTCAGGGTCCAACTCACAACTGCCAGATCCATTGATCGAGAGTCATTTAGGTCTTGGCAATGTGCCCGCTTACCGGGGCACCGCTTATGTTGTCTTTGAAAACTTTCCGCTGGACAAGGATGGCAATCGCTTGCCATTTTTAACTGTTGAGGTTCAGTCCAGGTTGTTTGGCGACTTTGAAAGCATCATGCCCGTGACCTATTTGGGCGCGGCCAGCACGCTTGCATATTCTTGGCAACCCAACGTTCACGCATGTTACGACCCAGTCAATCAAAACGTCTGGTCGATGAGAGATTTCGGCGCTGAAGCTTGGGGTGGAACAGGTCAGATTTATTGCAACTCAGATGTCACGCAGTCGCAAGTGGCGGTTATCGATTTTCCGATCGGCAACTCTACGCCGCTCAACATGTATTTTCTGCCGGGCGATCCCAACCGCATCATCATTGCCGGCGGGGCGTTTGGGCCAACGGACGCTTATTTGGAAATCAATGCCGACACAAAAACATTGATGTCACAGAATTTAGGAGGCTTTCAAGCTTACGGCACGCTTGGGGGATACAAAGAGCTCGCCTCACCTGCAGGTGTTCGCCATCAATTTCGAGCCTTTGGTTATTACAACGTCGGCTATGGGGGGCTGTTTCAAGTCACGGGAGTGACGGGGTACACATTTCTAGGCGGCGTTTGTGCAGCTGGCGACTATGTGGCTTTTTCCTTTTGGAGCGGAAGTGGCGATAGAACCAGCATATTGCGCTGGAGCGCAGATCCCGCCCTGCCTTGTGAGCAAGTGCGCCTCTTTCAAAATGGCGTGGCTGACGATTGGCGGATGGCGCATGACTACGACCGCCAGCGTATTGTTTTGTACCAGAGGCTTTACAAATTTGTTTTGCTAGACATCAACACCGGGGAGGAGTTAGCCGTTGATTTTGTGAATCCTGCCGGTGCCGATGCAGTCCCAGCGCCGCCGCCCAGCTACTCATTAGAAGGCTCGGTGGTCTATGCCAGCGGCTACTACATTTTTTCTGCCGATGCCAACGGAGGCGCTACAGGGGTCACGCTCTGGCTGGTGAACCCAGACACACTGGTCTGCGACTACACCTTCACCTATGAAGCGTATTCAGCATCCAAACCCCGAATGCTGGTTCACCCCTTGCTGGTGCCTAAGCGCAACAGCCCTTATGTGATTGCATTTGACCAAGGCAGCGTCAAGCGCCTTTACTTTCGCAAACCGGGCTCTTCACTGTCTGCCGTGGTGGCCGACCTGTCCGACCGGGCGGGCTTGCCAGCCAGCCAATACAACACGCTGGCGTTGACCGATTCCGTCGATGGCTATGCAGTGGCCAGACAAACAACTGTGCGCGGCGCCATTGATGCATTGCGCCCAGGTTATTACTTTGATGCGGTCGAATCAAACGGCATCGTCAAATACGTCAAACGCGGTGGTGTGGTGGCCTTGGTAATTCCAGATGAAGACCTAGCCGCCCACGAAGTGGGCCAGCAAAACCCCGACCCCATTGCCGTGACACGGCAAATGGAGTCAGAGCTGCCGCGCGTGGTCTACGTCAATTACTTGTTGGCCGCGACGGATTACTCGGGAGCGACAACGTATGCCTCGCGTCTGATCGGATCGAGTCAAAACGAAACCACGCTTGATCTTCCTTTGGTGTTGTCCGACACCAAGGCGCAAGAAGCGGCGCAAGTCAATCTGCATGCCGCCTGGACACAGCGGCTGACGTACCAGTTCAGTCTGCCTTTGACATACAGCCACTTAGAGCCCACCGATGTTGTTGTGGTCAAAGGTAAGACCATGCGGATTCAAAAAATGGGTCGCTCACCTAAGGGTGTGTTGCAGGTCGATGCCGTGGCTGATGACGCCAACTTTTACACGCCCCATGTGGCGGTGGTTGAAACACCCAGCAGCGGCAAAATAATCACCATCGCTGGCCCTACCAACTTGGAGTTGATGTAGATGAACATCAACATGCTGGCCGATAGCGACAACGATGCAGGGTTCTACGCAGCAGCCAACGGCGTTAACGCGTCTTGGCGCGGAGCCTCGCTGCTCAGATCTTCTGACGCGGGGCAGTCTTACGCCGTGGTGGGTGCTTTCGATACCCCTGCGGTCATGGGCGTCACGACCAATGCCCTGGGGCTGTTTTATGGCGGCAACATCCCTGATGAAATGAACTCGCTGACTGTGAACCTGAATCACGGCGATTTTTCTTCTGGCAGCCTTTCGTCGGTGACGTACGCCAGCTTTTTAAACGGAACGCAATCGGCGCTTGTGGGCGACGAGATCATTTGCTTTCGCGATGCTGCGCTCAACCCGGACGGCAGCTACACGCTCACAGGACTGCTGCGCGGCAGGCGTGGAAGCGGCTACGCCAGCGCAGTCCATGTCAGCGGCGAGCGCTTTGTTTTGCTTAGCTCCTCGGCCATCAAGCGCATCAACGATGGGACGGCCTCTATCGGTGCTGAACGTTTGTACAAGGCGGTCACGCTGGGTGCAGTCAACGCCGTTCCACAGGTCTTCACCAATGTTGGCGCAGGGCTCAAGCCCTACGCGCCGGTCAACTTGGGCGGCGGGCGCGACGCCGAGGCCAACCTTCAAATGAAGTGGGTTCGGTGCAACCGCATCGGCTTTGAATGGCGCGATGGTGTGGAGACGCCCATGTCGGAGTCGGCAGAGAGTTACGAGCTTGAAATTTATTCAGGCTTTTCATTTGCCAGCGTCAAACGCGTCATCGCCATATCAGCGCCGCAAGCTGACTACACGTCGGCGCAGCAGATTGAAGACTTTGGCGTGGTGCAGTCAACGGTCTATTTCCGTGTTTACCAGCTGAGCGCAGTCGTGGGCCGTGGCTACCCAGCGCAGAAAGCGATTTAAGTAATTAAAGGAACGCCATGAGTGATTCAACCTCGCATCTTGACCTTCTCGCCGTGGGCCAGAGCCAAAAGGAGGTCAGCGCCAACACCCTGTTTGATGCCGCTTCGCCGTCTATGGTTTTTGGGCGGCGGTCTTCCAGCACGGCGCTTTTAACTTGGGGCTACTACGGCGGCGCCATTGTGATCAGTGGCGTGGTCACCATCATCCCCAACGCCTCGCTTGCGCTGAACGCCAACACCACGAACTTTGTGGAAGTCAGCATCGCTGGTGTTGTCAGCCGAAATTCTGCGGGCTTTACCGCTGGCAGAACGCCTCTGTACCGCGTCATCACTGGCGCCACCACAGTGACCGCCTATTACGACCACCGCACGGCGTTGGTGAGCTACTTGGGGCAGGGGGTGGATGATCTCGCGGCAATCGAGGCTTTGTCTGGCACAGGCTACGCCAAGCGCACGGGTGCCAACACCTGGGTGCTGACAACCATTGATGAGGACATCGATGACCGAGTTGCCGCTTTGCTGGTGGCTGCAGGACTGGTCGCCATCGACTACAACGACGCCGGAAACCTTCTGACCATCACAGGTATGCAGCCGGCCAAGCGGGTCGCCACCCCTGCTTGGTCATCGAGCATGACGCTCGACTGGGAAGCCTTCGACCTGTACCGCATCAACATGGCGGGCGACACCCTCTTTACGTTTACCGGCGGCAGCGATGGCCAGAACTGTCAGCTTGAGTTAAAGCAAGACGCAACGGGTTCGCGCTTGGCCACTTGGCCCGCAACGGCAAGGTTTTCTTTTGACATCCCACCCCCAACACTTTCAACCATCCCGGGCGCCACCGACAAGTTGGGCTGGCAAAGAAATAACAACCTCAACAAATACGATTTGAGTGCAATCGTGAAAGGTTTCTGATGGCCATCAAATACATAGACCCTGAGAGCGGCAACGACGCTAACGACGGCTCCAGCTTTGCACTGCGCGTGCGGTCTTGGACCAGCGGGCTAAGCGCTGCCCGAATAGCGCCGGGCGATGAAATCCGGATGATTGCCTCACCTGACCCTGTGTCGCTGGGCAGCGCAACTTGGACGAGCGGCAGTGGCAACATTATCTTGGCCTCAGCCAAAAACATCACCATTGACAATTGCGATGCAGCTTGGACGGCTTCAGCCAACGTCACTTCAACGCTTCAGCTCAACAGAAAGCAGGGCTCTGGCTGCGTGCGCTTGGCGCCTGCAACAGCCTTCACGACCGGCAAGCTGGCCTACTCGGTGCTGCCCGTGACACTGGATTTATCGAGCTACCAGCAAGTTTCATTTTGGTTTCAAAACCCAAACGTGAATGCCACCTTTACCTTGCAGCTTTGCTCGGACACGACAGGCGATGCGGTGGTCACATCGCTGCCTTTTACGCTTGCCGACACCTTTGGAAGCAACAACTGGCGGGTGTTCGTTCTTAATTTGGGCGCCTCTCTGGGCTCGGGCATCAACTCCATCTCGCTGTGGGCCAACACGGACCCTGGCACCAACACTATTTCTTTAGATAACATCGTGGCGTGCAAAGCGCAGGCCGATCCCAATTGCTTGACGCACCTGCACCTCATTGGTAAAGACAGCGCCGCTGAGCCCGAATGGTACGCACTCCACGCCATTGATGGCGCAACACTGACCGTCGGCAGTGATTCGGCTTCCGTTGCAAACGCCAACCCACCCCGGCCCTATGTGGGAACGAGTGAAACGGCCGCGGCATACGCTCGGCGAGCGATTTACCCCGGTGAAATTGCAGGAACCGCTTCTGCGCGAGCCTTGCAGGACAGCGGATCGGCTGCGCTGCCCATTGCTGTTTCGGGCGGCTGGAATCGCACGGACATGTCCACGCAGTCGGGTCAGACTTGGCTATCGGGCAGTCATTTGCTGGCCAATTGGATAACTTTTGGCAGCCAGTCCTACTGGACTTTTAGCAACATTGGGTTGGCCCACTTCATCAGTGCGCCCATCACAGGCGGCACTGGCACCTACGTCAACTTCGATCTGTTGGGCGTTGTCGCTTGCACTCAAGCGTGGAGCCTTAATTCTGGGCCGAACGCATTGAGCTTTGGCAACGTGATGCACTGCGCAGAAGGCATCAGGGGGCAAACCTTCACCACTCGCAAGATGACCAGCAGCATTCGGGCGCGCCGAATCAGTGGCTGCTCCAGCACAACCCTCGGCGCTTTGAGCACGCCATCGGCCCAGCCAGGCGCTAAAAAATTGAGGTTCTATGTCGGCCGGGTAGACAACAACGCGGGTTACGCCTTGAAGGCTGGTGGCAATCTTGAGGGCGGCACCGCAGACATCATCGGCACCACCTTTGACACCAGCGGCCCGAGCGGGATTCAGTTCTTGGGCGAAAACATGCACGATGTGACGTTTATTAACTGCACCTTGCCGAGCATTCCCGGCATCTCCTGGGGTTCATCACTGTCAGATGAAGTACTGAGGTTCCAAAAAGTCAACGGCGACGCGAACGACCACCGTTTGTACGCGCCCTTTTGGCGCCTGCAATCAGACACCAGCACGGTTCACACCGTGGGCGGCTTGTCTTGGGCGCTTCGTCCAACGAGCGCTACCCATGTGCTGGACACATCGCCCGCTGAGTTTTCTCTCGGCCATGTGGCGTTTGAAAACGGCAACCCTGTGGTGATCAAAACCTGGCTGCGCCGCAGCAACACGGCTTTGACTCTAGGTATTGCCGTCCAAGGCGGCTACGTCGCCGGCGTACCCGACGATCTCACGGCGCAGATCACCGCTGCGCCAGACACGTGGCAGGAGGTCACGCTCAGTTTCACCCCAACGGAGGCTGGCGTCATTGAGGTTTTTGGCTACGGCTATGGCGGCACGACCTACGTCGGCCACTTCGACGACCTCAGCATCACGCAGGTTTAAAGCATGGCGATCCAACAAAAACTGGCGCAAGCCAGCCTTGACATTGCTTTTAGAGGCGCTCCATTTGTGCGGGTCATGGCGATTGGTGCCACGAACACCAGTCTGGACAAATCTATTCGCGCGTCCCCTTCACCTTTTTACGGCGCAGTCACTGCGGGGCCAGCACCGCCGCCCAGCGGAGGCGTGAAGCAGCAAAGCATGTTCTTAGCCTTTTAAGAATATGAGCTTGGTGGGTCTCAAGACAGTTGCCCACCGATCTTTTTTTATCAATTCACCGCCCGTCTGGTTTACGCCAGTGCGGGCTTTTTTTGGAGAAGCCCATGACCGAAGAATCCACCAGCGCCCAGACCGCTGATATGTTGAACCTGCGCCCAGAGGACTTGGATGAGTTGCTAACCCGCGCAGCCGAGCGAGGCGCCGAGCGGGCTCTGGCCTGTCTTGGTCTGGAGAACGGCCACGCAGCTCGTGACATTCGAGACCTGCGGGGTCTGATCGATGCGTGGAGGGAGGCGCGCCGAACGGCTTGGCAAACCACAGTGAAGGTGCTGACGACCGGCGTGTTGGCTGCGCTCCTGGTTGGCGTTGCTATCAAGCTGCGGTTGATGGGAGGTCCTCAATGATTGCGACACTGCTTGGTGGTTTACTCGGCGGTGCCTTTCGCTTAGCTCCTGAAATCCTGAAGTGGTTCGACCGGCAAGGTGAGCGTGGCCATGAACTGGCCATGCAGGACAAAGCGCTTGATTTTGAAAAGTTGCGTGGTGCCCAGCGCATGGCTGAGATCGGCGCGGCGTCCGACGGCGCATGGAGCACCGGTGCGATCGAAACCCTACGCGATGCCGTGCGTACTCAAGGTGAAAAAACCGGGGTTGCGTGGGCAGATGCGCTTTCCAGCACTGTGCGTCCGGTAATAACTTACTGGTTCATGGCGCTGTACTGTGCAGCAAAGACAGCGGCATTTGCGGCGGCATTGTCTGCCGGTGCAGACTGGGGCACGGCAGCTCTGCACGCATGGACTGAGGCCGACCAGGCGCTGTGGGCCGGGGTTCTGAACTTCTGGTTCTTGGGCCGCGTTTTTGACAAGGTTCGGCCGTGACCCAAGCCGTGATGAAGGTGCCGCAGGCAGCGATCGAACTCGCCAAGCGGTTCGAGGGGTTCTGTCGGGTGCCCAAGGCAGACCCGGACCGCGCTTACCCGTATGTGTGTCCTGCGGGTTTTTGGACCATCGGCTACGGCCACCTTTGCGATGCCAAGCATTTACCGATCACTATGGAAGAGGGCGAGGCCTTCCTTGCTGCTGACATGGCCGACTCTCTCAGTGCCACGCTGCGCTACTGCCCGGTGCTCGCAACCGAGCCCGATGGGCGGCTTGCGGCCATTGTGGATTTCACGTTCAACCTCGGGGTGGGGCGGCTGCAGACTTCCACGCTGCGGAGGCGGGTCAATCAGCGTGATTGGGTCGCAGCCGCGAAGGAATTGCGGCGCTGGGTCAATGGCGGCGGGAAGGTGTTGCCCGGGCTTGTCACTCGACGTATTGTCGAATCAAACCTGTTACTACAAGCAGCAGC